CGGCGGCGCTTTCACTAATGGTGGTTCCGCCGGGGTTTTCGCCCTCAGTTTGCACCGTGCTCGATCTTCTAGCTACATCTTTGTCGGGTTCCGCTCCGCTTTTGTAAATCTGTAATCTGGTGCACTGTAATCTGTTTCTCCCGCCGATAGGCGGGAGAAAAATTTTTAAATCTAAAATAACGCATTGGGTTATAATTTAACAATTATCCAAAAATGAAATATTTCCTGCTAAAATTTATGAGATGGGGGGAGATGCGTGGGTGAAGAATTAAAAATACTTCAAAAAGTATACGATATGATAAAGTATGGATATCAAGCTCTTGCACAATTTCCCAAAAGTGAAAAGTTTGCATTAGCAGCAGATATAAAAAGATGCATGCATTTGATCCTTGAAAGGGTTATTGAAGCGAATAAAAAATACTATAAAAAAACAACTCTTCAGGAATTAGATGTAGAAATTATGAAACTCAAAGCATATCTGCGGTTATCTCAGGAGTTAGGTTTTTTGCCATTTAAAAAGTATGAGATATGGTCAGAAAAAGTAGTAGAGATAGGTAAGATGCTTGGAGGATGGATTAAGTCAACAAATAAATAATAAAATATTGGGAACAGGATGTCAGCGCTGCGCGGCGGCAATTTCACTAATGGTGGTTCCGCCGGGGTTTTCGCCCTCAATTTGAACAATGAACGAACTAATAGCAACAACAATGTCGGGTTCCGCTCCGCTCTACTCTCGCAGTCAGATGTAGTATACTCATGGGTATACTTCCAGTACGGAGAGATTAAAGGATCCTGTTTCCATGCCGAAAGGCAAAAAACTGAAATGTTATGAATGCCGAAAGTAGCCATAGTGCAAAATCCGCAACGCATAACATTTTTTTACGGGAGGAAATATGAAATACATAAAGAATCTCTACGATGATATATGTACCTTTGAAAACCTATATTTAGCATATAAAAACGCAAGAAAAAATAAGAGGTTTAGGGATGAAGTACTGGAATTTTCATCAAATGTGGAAGAATATTTAATGGATATACGCAAAGAACTTATCGAACAGACTTATAAAGTTGGTAAATACCGAGAATTCTTTGTATATGAGCCTAAAAAAAGGCTGATAATGGCTTTGCCTTTTAAAGACCGGGTTGTTCAATGGGCAATATATCAAAAACTTAATCCATACTTTACAAAAGGTTATATATCTGACAGTTTTGCTTGTATAGAAGGCAGAGGAGCTCATCAAGCTGTCCAAAGATTGCATTACTGGCTAAGGCAGATAGGTAGAAAACCAGGTAAATATTATTATCTAAAGCTTGATATTTCAAAATATTATTACAGAATTGACCATGACGTTTTAGTAGAAATTCTCTCAAGAAAGATAAAAGACACCAAATTGATGAAGCTTCTTGAGGGAATTATCCGGTGTGAAGATCATAGCTTTGGCCTCCCTCTCGATGCAAGCCTTGAGGAAACAGATGTTAGGATAAACAATAAAGGAATGCCTATCGGTAACTTAACCTCACAGATGTTTGCCAATATCTATTTAAATGAACTGGACCAGTATGTAAAAAGAAAACTCAGGATTCATTATTATGTTCGATACATGGATGATGTAATTATTCTGCATGAGAGCAAACAGGAACTACACAAAATAAAGAAAGTGATTGAGACTTTCCTTGATGAGAAGCTGAAGCTTAATCTCAACAACAAAACTGCCATAAGACCGGTTACCCTGGGGATTGAATTCGTCGGATACAAGGTATGGAATACCCATATAAAGCTGCGAAAAAGCACAGCTCTTAAGATGAAACGAAGGTTAAAACATCTTAAGAAACAGTATGAACGGGGAGAAATTGAGATTGAGGATGTAAGAGCAACAATGGCAAGTTATAATGGACTGATGAAGCATTGCAATAGCTTCAGGCTCCGAAGTAAACTGTATGACACATTGGTTTTTACAAGAAAAAGTGAACCAGATAATGATGATGAGAATGGTGGATGTGAATAACGACATCCACTTTTTTATGTAAAAGAAAGAGGGTGGTATATTGGACAACAGCACAATTTTTGCCTTGATCGTGGCAGCAGGCACTGTATGCGCTATTATATTCGGGTATCTTGGCTATCAGAAAGGGTTAAGACAAGACAGTTACAAAGAGGGGAGTGATGATAGTGAACTAAAGGCTGATACCCAGTATATCAAACGCAGAATTGATGATGTCCTTCTGGAGCAAAAGGAAACAAACAAGTCAATCAATGCTCTATCTGAAAGAGTAACCAGGCTGGAAGAATCGCTTAAGTCAGCTTGGAAAAGGATTGAGTCCATAGAAAAAGGTGTAAAGAAGGAGGAATGATAAAACATGAAAAAGGTAACTATTGACCCGGGTCATGCACCTGGTAATGCCAATAGAGGTCCTACCGGTTATTATGAATACGCCGGCATGTGGAAACTTTCAAATTACCTCAAAAATGCACTTACTCGGTGCGGCATTGAAGCTGTACTCACAAGGACAGAGAATGAAGACCCCGAACTTGATGTGAGAGGGAAAAGAGCAAAAGGAAGCGATGTCTTTATCAGTGAGCACTCTAACGCAGCTAACGGAAATGCCCGTGGCGTAGAGTGCTTTTATTCTGTCCGTATACCTGGAGATAAGGCATGGGCTGGAAAGATATCTGCAGCTGGCTCAAAACTTATGGGTAATAATGACCGGGGAGCAAAGACAAGGGAGTCAGAGACAACTGAAGGGTATGACTATTACGGTGTTATCCGTTCTGCTGTAGCTACAGGTGTTCCTCATGTCTTTTTGGTTGAGAATGGATTTCACGACAATGCATCGGATGAAGCATTTTTGAAGGCAGATGCCAACCTTGAAAGTTTAGCAGAGTCTCAAGCAGAGGTCCTGTGTGAGCTGCTTGGTGTAAAGTATATTGCAAAGGGTGAAGCAGTCTCACAGCCAAGCATAGCCTTGTACAGGGTAAGAAAATCATGGAGTGATGCAAAATCACAGGTAGGAGCATACAGAGTTCTTGATAATGCCAAGGCAGAGTGTGACAAGCATCCTGGATACTCTGTATATGATGAAGAAGGAAACGCCGTTTATGGTGCGGCAATCCCTAAGCCAGAACCCCCAAAGCAGGAAGAACCTGCAGGTACTCCAATTATATATACTGCCAGGGCGACAGTTGACCAAGCAAAAGCATGGGCCAAAAATAAAGGCACCACTGAATTATTCTTAAGTCTTGCCGATATTTTCTGGAAGCTGGCACCTATTATCGGCGTGGATCCTGTCGTAGCATATTGCCAGTCAGCAAAGGAAACCGGGTATGGCAATTTCAGAGGTGTACTGGATGAAAGCTTCAGGAATCCGTGTGGTATGAAGAAAAAAGAGGGCGGCGGTGACTATGACAAGGAAGCTCACCAAAGGTTTGCATCATGGGAGGAAGGTATTCAAGCTCAGCTGGATCACCTGGCACTATATGCCGGTGCTTTCGGGTATCCGAAAGCGAATACACCTGACCCAAGGCATTTTAGTTTCATCAAAGGTACTGCACCGACTGTTGAATTGCTTGGCGGCAAGTGGGCTCCATCGGCCACCTATGGCAATGACATTGTAAAGATGATGAATGAGCTTATCGCTACTCCGGAACCGGCTGCTCCAGAAACTGAGCACTGGGCAGAGAAGTATTATCGCTTTTTAACAGAAGAAAAAGGCATGGTTATCCATGAGAAGAGGTTTGATGATACGGTAACCAGGGGCGAAATATTCTGCCTCATGGCCCGCTTGTTGGGTTATAAAGAATAAAAATTAAATGAAAGGATGATGAAACAATGAATAACATTTCTTTGGTTTCTCTCATTATTGGACTTGCCGTTGGAGTGATAGCTGCCAGCGGTATTTTATTGCCTGCATTGAAGAAAAAAGGTATAGATGCAGGAACCGTATTGGAACAGGCTTCAAACACCATTGGTGTGATTAACAACACCTTTGATTCCTTAAAAGCCATCTTGCCTGATAATCCGGCAGTCAATATGATTGATAAGATTCTGGACTGGGCCTCTATAGGAGTTGACCAGGCCGAACAGCTCTATTTAGTTGGTAAGATAAAAGGTGATGAAAGAAAGGCTGCTGCAATAGACTTTATCCATGAGTCACTTAATTTAGCCGGCATAGAAATCACACCATCTATCGAAAAGATAATTGATGGAGCTGTAGAAGCTTCAGTGCTTGCTTTAGGACATAAACAATAAAGATATATTCAAAAAAATCCCCCATTCTGAGTATGTTATGTCTCAGGGTGGGGGATTTTTTATTTTTCTGCTCCTTGAATAACGGAATACGTGATAATCTAACAAATCGCAGTTTTATGTAACGCTTAGTGTTAAAATATCACGAAAGGAGCAGAGGCGTATGGCGATTAGAATTTTACTGTCCAAGAAACTTGGCGAGCTTCGATGGACACAAGCCGATCTTGCACGAAAGACGGGAATACGCCCTACCACAATCAATGAGATGTACCACGAAATCATTGAGCGTGTTAACCTTGAACACTTAGACTTGATTTGTGAAGCACTTGATTGTGATCTTTCTGAAATATTGGTGCGTATCCCCAACGAAGTACCCAAACTGGGTAATCGCTCTCGTGCGGGGGAAACAAAAACTGAAGATGAATGAAAAGGTGTTGCAGCGCCTATTCATCTACCACTGGCGCCTCTCGTGGGGCGCCTTTCCCTTGCCATAAAAAAGTACCTTCATTGTCAGCCACTCCAAAGTTTATTCCGGGATATTTCTCTGTGAGGCTCTTACCGGTCTGAATAAGGCTCTGGCTTTCATAGCTTTTTGTTACCTGGAGCCACTTGCCATTTTTGCCTTGCTTCAGTAGGTAGAACTCCTGCAGCTCCGACATCCATATCACCTCCCTTCAAGTGAAGTGGGAGGACCTTTTTATGACTGTTTAAAATGATACCGTTAAACTCAAAATAATTCAATTGTCAACGAACAATCTATGTTAAAGGGGCGCCATCTTTTCCCCTGTAGCGACGGGTGTCCCGCTATCCCCTTTCGGGGATTTCGGCCGGTACCCATCCGGCCATCATCAGGCGGGTTGGTATTTAAAATTATTCTATATACTCAACTTTTGTTGCCAATGTTTTAGAATCTTCATATAGACCGAGTTGAAATACTTTTCCGATATAATATTCGCTTGCTTCAGTCATAGTACCATTAAATTTTGTGACTAAATAATCTCCATTTTCAAAATGAACCTTAATAATGATTGGCTTCGGGGATTTCAAATATTCCTCTAGTTTTTTTATACAGTCACGAAAGCTGTATGCAGACCAGTACCACCCTGTCTTGACATCTATGACATGTTCTATTTCTCCGCTCATTGTTTGCCAGCGTTTAATTTCTCTTTTTTCTCCGTTGCTTAAAGTAATAATTTCTCTGTATTCCTTTGCCATAATAACCACCCTTTCTGCCGGGGTTTTCCTCCCTGCTCGGTACTTGTTAAATTCTTGGAGTAAGTAATTTTTTTATCTCAATTCCATCGATAAACCCCTGTTTATAGACCTCTCTTTCAATAATAATATGCATTTTATCATTTGCTATCACGTACTCATCAAAGAGTTTTAAAAACTGTTCTTTAATAGTATTTGGAATCATACATTTAATGGCATCGTAAGCCTGATCTACTTTGTTAAATTGTTCTCTGTACCCCTGGTCTTTTAAATATGACCGAGATTCAGATACCTCCTTTATTCTTTGGTCTATAATGGTAGATTTTAACATAATAGCACACCTCCTAAAAAAAGATTATGATTGTATATAATTTGATTACATTATACATTAAAATGATTACATAGTCAACAACAAAATGTTCTTATTTTGATTATGTTTATAATGTATATATTGATGTTTATAATCAAATATGTTACTATAAATTTGTAGAGAGGATGTGTTATAATGGCTATTTCAGATAAGATAAAAGCATTGTTAAGCCTTAAAGGTAAAAAAAGCTACGAGCTGGCAGAATACCTTGGAATTACACCTCAAGCTATGAGAAATAAGCTGAGCCGTAATAGTTTTTCTGCTTCTGATTTAATTAAGATAGCTAATTTTTTAAATTGTGATTTAGCATTTGAAATAAATGAAAATCAGAAAATTATATTGGATATGTCTGATATTAAGGGTAAAGATTCTGAGTAACAAAAAATATTATATTGGCATTTACTTAATATATCATATATGGTATAATAAATATTGTTAAGGGAATACTATGAAAGATGAGTAATGCTTATGAGTTGGACGATTGATTTTTACAAAACTGAAGATGGTAAAGAACCTGTATCTGATTTTCTTGACAGTTTGCCACGAAAGCATAAAGCCAAAGCATTTTGGGAGTTGGATTTATTAGCAGATAAGGGCATAGAACTTAAAGAACCATATGCAAAGCATATTGAAGACGAACTTTGGGAGTTAAGGATAAAGTTTGCAAGCAATATTTCAAGAGTGTTTTACTTTATTCCAACCGAAACAAAAATTGTTCTTTTGCATGGTTTTATTAAGAAAACAAATAAAGCCCCTGTAAATGAGATTGAAACAGCTAAGAAACGGTTAGAAGATTATAAAAAGAGGTGTTTGTAATGACTTTTGAAGAGTATAAGAAAAAAGCATTTGCTGAGGACCCAGAGCTTTATAAAGAGTACAAAGCTCTAGAACCTGAATATGAAATTATCAGACAAATAATTAAAGCTCGTAATGAGTTGAACCTTACTCAAAAAGAGCTTGCAGAAAAAATAGGCATAAAACAGAGTAATATCAGTAGGCTTGAGAGCGGAAATTATAACCCTTCACTTGATTTCTTGAAGAAGGTAGCTCAGGGTCTTGGCAAGGAGCTTCATATCGAGTTTAGGTAGTATTTAAGGTGATAGAAAATGATGAGGAATAGTGAACCAAGAGACATGAAGGAAGTCCATGATATCAGAAAGGCGATAGCAGAAGAAACAAAGAACCTTTCTCCAAAAGAAAGAGCGGAGCTCACGAATAGGGAAGGTAGAGAAATTGCAGAGAAATATGGACTAAAAATTGTACAGAGGGTATAATTGTTTGGTAGGCTACCCTGGGTAGCCTACTGTTTACTTTTGTAAAGGAATGAGTAATATGGCAGCAAACAAGAGAAAATGTGACGATATTTATAAAAATCTCAATAATCTGACACAAGAAAAGAGTGAAGTGATAGACTCAAAGATTCAAGCTATCGGCGAGGCATTGATTAAGTTTACTTATTTAGCTGTATTTGAACCGTCAGAAAAAGGCTATCGTGTATATTTTCCTGACCTTCCCGGATGTGTGAGTTATGGAGAGAATTTTGAAGAGGCACTGGGGAAAGCTGCAGAAGCTTTATATCTTCATATATCAGGCTTGGACAAGGACGGGAATGATATACCGGCTCCATCAGAGAATCCAGAAGTGGATCCAGCTACATCTACAGGCTATATTATTGTTCCTGTGACAATTACTTTTGACTGGGACAGTGATTTTACAAAATTAACACCTGCTGAAAGGGAAAGCCTGGACAAAGCTAGAAAAGAAATAGAGAACGGTGAGATAGTGGATGATACTGAAATAGACTGGAGTTAATCATAAATAATTTGTGGTATTATTTTGGCATTAAAATCTTTTGAGAATAAAAATACAAACTCATTTTTAATGGAATATAGATAATATATACACAAAAAATCAAGGTGAAATATGATAAAGCAACCTTCTATAATAGAATGGGAGTGAGGTATTATGCAGAATATAATAGACCTGGATCTTGACTAACTCTATCATTAAGAGTTTTTAAGCAAATGGGGTGATTTTTTGCAAATAAAATATACAAAATCTGCTGTTAAGGTAATCAATTCACTTGACAAGGTTATGAAGCAAAGGATAAAGACCGGGATAGAAGAATTGACTGAGATACCACCAAAAGGAGATATTAAGCAGATGCAGGGTTTTAATCCACCGTTATACCGTTTACGAATAGGTAAATTTCGTGTATTATATGAGTATAGTAATATTGATGAAGAGCAAGTTTTGATAATTAAAGATATTGGTTCGCGCGGTGATATTTATAAGTAAAGGAGATGATAATATGTCACCAGTAACAAAACAGATAATAGAGATGATTGACATGCTGCCTGAGCAGGAACAGCAGCTGGCGTTTGAATTCATAAAAAGAATGGTCCTGGCATGGGACAGTGATTTTACAAAGCTGACACCGTTCGAAAGGGAGCGGCTCATGAAGGCTGATAAGGAAGTTATGAACGGTGAAATTATGGATCATTCTGAGATTGACTGGAACTAAAATGCCGGCGGTAATGTGGTTCTATTTTGGTTCTATAATTTTTGAAGAATAGAAATAATACGGAGAAAAGAAGGCTGTTTCATGCATAAGAGATATATAAAAACACAGAAAATCACATTGAAACAGCTTTCTATAATCGAGTGGGAATAATAAAGAAAATACCTTTAAACCCTCTATTTTACTGGGTTTGAAGGTTTATTTTTTAAATTACCGTACTAAACACGTACTATTATTTAATTGTTCCAGTTTTTGTGCCACTTCTCC